TAGGTGTATCAACAGCAACGTAACTACAGTTAAAACCTGCAACATTGTCTCGTTCTAATGCTTTACCTGCTGACATTAAGGCTCTCATACTTGGCATAATATCCAAGTTAAGCACAGCTTGTTCTAACTGTGGTCTCATGTCTGCTATATCTGTATCATTATTCTTTTTTAATTGTTCTTGCATGAAGTCAAAGTATCTTGAGACTGTCTCTTGCCAAGTCTCTCGTCTGTTAAGTTCTTCATTCCATCTGGCATATCTGCTAAGATGTATGAACTCTTGATATTGTGTGGGTAATTTAGTCTGCTGTTCTTGTTTCATTTTTTATTCCTGTGTATGTTCTAAATAAACAATAGCGTTTGTTAATCTTTCTGTGTTGTCTTTAAAAAAACCAAGTCCACTATTACAATAATTACATAATAAACCTCTTATTTTATTTGTTGTGTGGCAATGGTCTATATGAGCAGAAGTTCTTCCATTTTTGAGAGTAATATCAGCAAAAGAAGTTAAACAAATTTTACATTTATTATCTTGTTCTTCTAGCATATTATCATATTCTGCAGATGATATACCATATTTATTAAATCTCCTAAATACTTTTAAAGTTTCTTTATTATTTTGATAATACTCTTTACAACTAATATTATTTTTTTCTTTATTGTTTGCATAATATTTTTTATTATATTCTTTTTGACGAGCAAATACCTGTTCTTTATTATAAGCAGCTATCTGTTCTTTATTGTTTTCATAATATTCTTTTCTATAAGCTAACCATCGTTCTCTATTCTTTTCATAATATTCTTTATTACGAGCAGCTATCTGTTCTTTATTGTTTTCATAATATTCTTTCGTTTTACTTGCTATCTGTTCTTTATTCTTTTCATAGTATTTTTTAGCATAAGCAGCTCTCTGTTCTTTATTCTTTTTATTATATTCTTTTCTATAAGCAGCTATTTGTTCTTTACTCTGTGGCATTTTCTTTTAAAATTTCCATTAATTTGTTTTCGTACCATGTAGCCTTATCTAAATCTTGTATTCCGTTCTTGTATCTAAATCTCCAACGGTATTTCAAGGAGTTACCGCGAAGATAGCCTACAAATTCTTCGTGTGTTAGCATAGCTTCGATAGCATCTATGCATTCTATATCGCCTTTGTTATAATGTGGTGGGTTATTAACTAAGTCTTTCATTTCTTCCTCGTTGTAGTAAATCATTTTAGCCATTGTTTTCTCTCCAAGTTTTAGGTAAACTCTCAGTACTATACCATCTGAAACCATTCTTTGATGCCCACTCACCATGACTTCTTTTTGTACCGTCTCTTCTCATCTTTGCATTAGGCATAGGTGCTGAAGGATTAGAGAATAAAAAAACTAATTCACAATCATCAGGCAATATCTTTTTAATCCATTTGTATTTATTGTATTCAGCATAATCCCAGAACCTTCCTTTAGCCTCTAAGTATATTATCTTATTATCAAGTACTCTAATAAAATCAGGATGATACTTGTGTGGAATAGAATACTCTATGATTCCTTTGTGGTGTTCCCAATGTTGTAGTTCTTCTTGGTGAAGATCGTACTCCCACTTAGAGTCATATCCTTTAGGTAGTCCTTTTTCAATTGGTCTTTTCTTTCTTGGTTTTCTTTTCATGTCAATGTATAGTATCCTCTCCTTTAGGAGGTCTTATATCGTTCTCTCTTATAATTAGTTCTGCTTTAATTAATTCTTCTAGTCTTATTAGTAATACCTCGTCTATTTCTTCTACACCTGCTCCTGAGAATAAACAACTACCTAAAGCTACGAGTAATTCATCCAGCTTTATTTTATTAATGTCTAACTCTTCTATACTTTCAAAATATTCAGTCATTATAAATTAAAACCACCTGTGTTTACGTTTGTTTTTTGTTCGTTGTACAAGTCTTGTTGTAGTCTTTCGAAGGTTAGTTCAGGATTCCTTTTAACTCTTTTGTAAATCCACTTCAAGGAGTAAGCACTCAACATAAACTTTCTATTCAAATAAACATGAGTCTGTTCTGCTAAATACTCTTCTAAATTATTTACGTTGATTTGTTTAGAATCTTCTTCGTCAGGAATAATACTGCGCAACCATTCGACCAGTATCTGCCTGCCTTTGCGCCTTACTTCTTTAGCTCTTTTGCCATTCATTAGTGACCTCTTGTACTCTTGGTTCTTTAACAACAGTAGTGAAAAATGCTAGGTTTTTAGCGTACTTAAACACTCTCAAACCTTCTCCGTTGTTTGAGTCTTTATGGCAAGTGAGTTTGTGTCGGCAATAGACACATTGTTTAGGGAGCTTCATGTTCCCTGCTTTTCCGTCTAGTATAGGATTATAGCACAAGCTAGGCGGATTGTCAAGCTTTAATTGTCTTTTTAGTTTAGCGATTCTGTGTTTGATGTTTGGCTTATCCATTTCTTCTGGAATAAGTAGTGCCAGTTCTCCAGTTTCTTTGTTGATTGCTAAGAATCCTCCGTTGTTTGTTCCTTCACTTGCTTCGTACCCAGAGAGTTGCGCCATGTAACCAAACGGATCATCTTCAGGTAGTGTTCCATTTCTAAATTTCTGGAAAGCAAAACCCGAAGTTGACTTAACATCAATGACTTCTCCGTCTATGATACAATCCATGTGACCAAGCACACCCGATACTTTAACTTCTTTTTGTTCGTCAGTTACTTTGTGTCCTGCTAAACGAACAAGCATAAGCACTACCTCTTCTAACAAATGTCCATAAAGAAACTTAATTTGTGTTGAAGGTTTCATAGGCAATGGTTCATCTTCTGATTTAAAATCGTACCAGAGTTGACGATTCGGTTTACCTACATTAGACATCCTCAAGGTTTCTTTCTTTCTTTCGTAAGGTTTTGACCATTCAATAAGAATATTCTTCATGGCATTACCGAAATCTTCTGCGTCTTGTTCGGATATGTCTAGTGCTTTACCGTTACTAAGACCATCAAGTTCTTTGTAGATGTCTTCTACGAGTGTGTTCAGTTTCTTTTTCATGCTATATGCTCTATAAATCTAAGTTCTCTTGAATCAGGTTCAAAACCTAAAACTTTCACACCTAGTTCTTTTTGTTTTTTTGTGCGTGTGCTACTAATGTCAGTGTTGCCGTTTCTATCTGATCGTTTACAAAATGTTTTTACATCTATCAATGTTACATTATCTTCTTTCATTGCTATCATATCTACTGGTCCTGAACAACCTGAGTTTTGAAAGACTTCATAACCGTTATCCCATAACCAAGTGACTGCATAGTATTCTGCGAAGTCTCCTTTTCTACTTGGATTAATTTTCTTGTTAATGTGTTTCATATCATCCTTAAAAAACCTTGTTAAAAAATCTTCTATACCACTTGATTTATAATAAGTTTCGTTATAAGTTCCGTCAGAATATATACTTCTCCATTGTCCTGTTCCTATATAATAATCATAAGAATATCTTCTTAAATGACCTTTTCCATCAACTCTAGGTATAATTTTAGTAGTTAATTTTACTATATTGTCGTGTCTTTTATAGTCTATTTTCAGCTTATTTAAAAGTTTTTCAACGCTTTCAACAGTTTCTTTAATGTGTTTCACTCCAATTTCCTCCTATTTTATATTCGGCATCTAACGGACACCTCATGTTATAATAATCTCCTGCATCTTTGATTGCTTGGACTGCAAGAGAACCAAAATCTTTAGTGTGGTCTTTACTTACTTCGACTTGCCACTCGTCATGTATGTTAGCAACAAACTTATAATCTAAATTGTTTTTAGTTGCTTCGTTGTTTAATATAATTAACGCTCGTTTCATAACGATAGCACCACCACCTTGTAATAAACTATTCAAAGCCGCGTGTGTGTTTCGTATATTTATTCTTCTTCCGTCAATTCCTTTTAAGTATCCTTTTGTTGCCGCTTTCGTAACTCTATCTCTAAGAGTCTTAAATGTTGGCTGATTAGCAAAGAAGCGTTCTCTAAGTTTCGCTCCAGAATCTTTGCTTCCTCCAACCACGCTTCCAAGTTTTGCATCTCCTGCTCCGTACAAGAGTGCATAGATGAAAGTTTTAGCCTGATTTCTTGATTTAAGTCCTGCAATTTTTTGATTACGGGAGTGTATGTCTCCGTTGATAATTTCATTTGTAAATTCCTCGTCTTTCATGTAGTGAGCAAGCATCCGTAACTCCAAACCTGAAGCATCAATACCTACTAATTTATATCCTCTTGGTACAATCCAACATTCTCTGCATTCTGTACCGTAAGGTGTTTTAACTGAAGGTACTTGAGCCATGTTAGGATTCCTGTGTGTCATTCGACCAGTAATCGTACCGTTAGGTATCACAAACCCATGTACTCTTCCGTCATTTTCAACAAACTTAATCCAAGACTCTATCTGTGCTATCCTTTTTTGAAGTAAAAGGTACTCTGCTATGAGTTGAGCTTCGGGTATGTCTGTTATCTTATGTAAAACCTTTTCGTCAACGATAGGTTGACCAGTTGGTGTAAATTTATTAGGTTTCCAACCGAAGTCTTTTAAGTATTCACCTATTTGTTTACGAGAACCAAGATTAAATTCTTGTAGTTTCTGTCGCATGAAAGGTTTGTAAGGATCTCTCACAAGACTTAATTCTAGGTCTAATATTTTATTATACTCCTCATCAGTCAATCCTGATTTAGATAAGCCACCATCCTTTTTAAATTTAGGTGTTACTAATTTTATGTCAACCCATTTAGGTTTAAATACTTTGTGTACTTCTTCTTCGACCTCACTCATTCTTTTATAAAAATTAGATAAAAGTTTCTCTGCCTTTGGTTGATCAAATTGAAAACCATTCTGCTCTTGTTCTTTTAGTATTAAACTACAGCCTTGTTCTAGTCTGGCACTTTCTTTAGAGAAACCTTTAGACTCTTGTTGAATAAGTCTATGATAAACCTGTGTGTTAAGTTGAACATCTCTAACGCAGTAGTCCATCATCTCCTTAGAGTAACACGAGTAATCTTCAAAGTCAATCTTATTATAGTTAAGTTTATATCCCCACATCTCTAGGCTGTGTCCGCCTTCTCTGACTGGATTAAATAACCTAGATAGAACCAAAGTGTCTATAAGTTTCTTATTCGACAGGTCAACTCCTGTTAGTTTTTTAATCACAGGTATATCAAAACCTATGATGTTATGTCCTATTAATGCGTCTGCTGACTTTAATAACTCAAGACCAAGTTCTATTTGGTGAGGAGCAAACCGAAAGATTTCGTTAGAATCAAGGTCTTGAGCTACGATACACCACAATTTTGTGGCTTTCAAATCGTCTGTTTCAATGTCAAATACTAAACTACGCATAGTCATTAAACTCTATGTCGTTGTTATCGTCTTCATAATCTTCAGAAGGTATTTCATTTAGCCTTCCTGTTTCTCTGTCGTAAAGTAATCTACTAGCCAAACCTACATCTCCAGTGTATCTTGACTTTAATACTCTCAACTGTGTTGTGTTTGATTCGTTAGGATCATCTGCTTGTTGGTTTCTTTCTAAGGCTATGACGCAATCGGATAATTGTGCTATGCTTTGAGAACCTCTCAAGTGACTAAGGTTCACTTGTATTCCGTTCTCGTGTCCTTTGTTACCATCTACTCGTCTAAGGTGTGACACCAACACTAAACCTGCGCCTGTTTCTTCAACAATACTTCTGAGCCTAGTCATTATAGAATCAATGGCTCTGCGTTCATCTCCATCGTGGACAGCACTAACCAACATATGAAGATGATCTATGACTATCCATTTACAACCACAACCTACGATCATGTATCTAAGTTTCGAAAAGATCTCGTCAATAGAGTTAGTGCCAAAGTGCGCATGAATCCATACACGATTCTCATTGTCTCCGTTATAGAGTATGTCAAAGTATTTATCTATTTCTTCTTCTGAAAACTTCTCTAGTTCTTGGTCGATATACAACCTAGCATTAGCCTCAATAGATAGAATACCACTGATTGTTCTGTTAGGATCTTCCTCTAATGCAATGATACCTACGTTATCATCAGTCTGTTTAATAAGCCAGTGTTCTAGCTCACGAGTTACGCTTGACTTTCCTAAACCTGTACCACCTGTAAAGGTTACTAATTCTCCAGCACGAAGTCCGTATAGTTTCTTGTTCAATCCTTGAAATGGATAAGGAACGCTTTTCTTCTTTTCTCTTGTAAAGAATTTAAGTTTATAATCTGATACATTAATAACACCAGCAGGTGTATAAGTCTTAGCTGACCACCATGCTTGACTAAAAGCATTTGCTTTGTTTGCAAAGAGCATTTCATTAGGATCATTAAACTGTTCGGGTAATGTCATTATCCTAGCTTTGCTTGGAGTAAACAACCTAGCTACTTTTTGTGACGCTTGTTTGCCTGCTTTGTCATTATCAAAACAAATCACTACATTATCAAAGCTTTCTAAAAACTCTAGGCTTTCTTTGACATCTTTGACTGCGCCTGCCGCGCCTCGTTTGATAGATACGACTGCCCATTTAGAGCCAAGCATCTCGTAGCCTGCCATAGCATCACATTCTCCTTCAACAAGTGTGATATACTTACCACCTTTGCTAAACAACTGTTCTCCAAAAAGTCCTGTGTCTGAAAAAGAACCAGTGATATTGAAGTTCTTTGAAACTCCGTCATGGCTTTTGTACCTTACTTTGGTAGCAACCATTTGATTGCCTGAGTAGTAAGGATAGATGTGATCGCCAGTATTCTCAACAACCTTGACTCCGTACTTCATGGCTGTTGCTTTAGCTATTCTTCTGTCAGTTAAGTCTTTGAATATTCCGTTGGAAGGAACGCTTAACTTATTTCTGTGGTCTTTTATCTTAGATACTGTTGTTGTTGATGTTGATGTTGTTTCACAAGCCTTGTCATAGTCATGGAAGTGTTTGTCGCAACTAAAACAATGTGCTGATCCGTCTTTGTTCTTTGCTACTGGATCTGATCCACCACACTCAGGACAAGGTAATTTGTATTCATCCCAATTTGATCCGTCATGATCTGTCATCATTTGTCTTTGCTCCTTCTTTATTTTTTGTTTTTTTTGTGTGGTTAGTATGGGTACTCGGTTTAGTTCCTATGCCCACCTTCATCCGTAACCATGAACACCTTTAATTTAATCTAGGTACAGGTTTTGAGCCTGTTTCTGTCATTGGTTTTTACAACGGCTCGTGTCCTAACCACACTTTCTAATGCTAATCCTCTTCAGGTGGAAAAGCGTCAGTCTCTTCTATGTCATCAGGTTCAGGCTCGGATTCTTCCGAAGTACCTTCACTGTTGACAACATCTACAATCCGACCAGAAAAGAAATTGATTCCTGCTTGTAATTCTTCTAAGTCTAGTACAAGATTCGCTTTCTTTTGGTTGAGTCTTTGAAGTCTGCCAAAGATTCCTTTAGCCTCGTCTGGTAGATCATCCACTGAGATCTGCACATCATCAATAGTGATGTAAGGCATATTCATTTCTTCTTCGTTATTCATTTTTATTTTTTACCTCTTTTTATTTATTTTTAAAATTCGTCATCATTGAAATCATCGTTATCGCCACCGCCTGTGTACTCAATAAGGTCAATGATCTTTACCTTCACTAGATCAAGTCCTTGAAAGCGACCAAACTGATTCTCAACTTCCCACTCTCTGTATTTAACTAACACTCGTGAGCCATTACCTACAGTTAGATCAACTTGCTCTCCGTTAGAGTCATAGAGTTTGGGTTTAACATTAGGTGTGCCGTCTTTACGGCTAACTCTTCGTTTAATCATAACTGCTCTACCTTCGTAGTGGTCAGAAGTTTTTTGGCTTCCGTCTTGTCTCTTTGATGTTCCGTTTATAGTAGGAAATCCATCTGCTTCGAAAGCATCTGCTACTGCATCATCAACAACTACTTCAACTTGATAAGTTGGTTCAAAAGTTGTACTAGGTACAGTAATGTTTGCCCAATAAGCAATTCCTTCTACTGTTTTAATATTGCTATCCATATTTTTATCTATCTCCTTTTGTTAAATATTTATTTATACAGACGACATTATACCACATCTTGATACAGATGTCAAGTCTTTTTTTTTATGTAATTGGTTTAAATAATGTTTGGTTTTTTGCGAACCTTTAGAAAAACCAAAAAAAGAAAAAACTAAACTATTCGGGATAGGTTGGATCTTACCTAGTTGTTGTCTTTTAACAAAACCAAGAAAGAATGTGGTAAGAATCCAACAGTTCTTGTAAGTGATGATAGTAGTTGTATACATTTATTATTATAAGCCTTTATTAAGTTCTTGTCAAGTGTTAATTTTTTCTGCTCTTGGAAAAACTAACAAACCTCAATAAATTACAATGCAATTGATTATCCCTGCGTTTGTTTCAACTTCAGGATTCGAACCTGCGAAGATTATTTTACTAACCAAAAATTCTAATATTAGATTGTACGACTTATTTAATCTAACTAAAATTTATTCCGTTGACCGCTTGGATAAGTTGAGCAAGATAATCAATCTTTTAATCTTTTCATAACATTGTATGCTGTAAGAATCTAATCTCTCCTTCTTTTTATTTATTATCTTTTAGTATAATCAAAGTGATAAACTCTAGGATTATCTAAACCATTAATTAGTTTTATATTACTTAATCCGTGCATCTTAAACTTAGCCTTATTAAGTAATTCATAATCATTATTATTATTTAATCTAATCACTATGGACATATTCTTAAACTGTCTTAGATAATCTCTTGCCTTCTTTATGTTTTTTAATTTTAAGTTTAGTCCATTCCAATTATAATTATTCATTATGTTGTTTATCCTGTTGTTGTTGTTGTTTAGACTTGCCAAGTTAGAGGGTATCATAAGTCAACCATAAAGTCAAGAACTTTTTAAAATTGCTTGTTGTTTATTTACAACAATAATACTTTAACTGTTGTTTTTTCGCAACAACTCTTCAAGTTTAAAAATCCTAATTTTATCTTTTTCTTTAGTACAAACAAACAGATAGTATTTACCATTCATTCCATCTCGCACTACTTCTAACTCATAGTCCTCAAAAACCTTTATAAAATTATCAATAACTTCTTGATTCAAAACGATCCTCTGCTATTATTTCTAAGATAACATCTAAGTTATCATCTGCGTGTAGATTTCTGTTGTGCGCGATTTCATTGATCTCATTAAAGAGTTTTCCAGTGCTTAGTTCTTCTTCAATATCTTCGTAGATACTTTCAAAGATCATTTCGTTTATTAGGTTGCTCATATTTTATTTCTCCTTCGTTATTATTATTATAAATTTCATCTACATAATCTGATATGCTTTCAGTAGAAAATCCTTTAGAAATCAAAGAGTTATGTCTTCTTTCTCTCGCATCTTCTAGGTCGTAGCTCATGCCATTCAAATAATATAGATCGTTTTCGTCTTGGTAATCGTCTTCGTTAAATTCGTAAGTCATCTTTTAGATACCTCCTCTTCTTCTTCTTCTTCTTCTTCAAGCTCTTCTATTTTATAGACATCACTTAAAGCATCTTCAAATATTTCTTCTAAGTTATAGATAGCTGATTCTAAGTTATGTATAGCTGACCAAACATCATTAATTTGATAGCTATAGTAAGTTATGTCTAACTCGTCTGCTAGGTTCTCTATTTCGCTTACAATATTACTTGGTACATCATTGTATTTGATTTGCTTTGTAATGTCTCTAACGCTGTCTAAGGCACTATCAAGTTGCCATTCTAGGTCATGTAGTTGTTTTATATCACTCATTATCGTATTCCTCATTATTATTATTATTTTTATATTCCATTTCTTCTTCTCTATAAGACATTAGTTCTTTTTCAAGCTCGTCTTGATTGAGTCTATTAAATATTTCATCTTCAATAAACTTTTCACGCTCCGCCTTAGTCCAGTCTAAACCTAATTCATTCATTGTCTTTAGCATACTCTCAGCCTTTTGTCTTGCTTGGAGTTTCACCAAAGCTATGTTTATTTTGTTATCTATTGGTTCATTCATTATCAGACACCTCCTCATTACAATCATTACAAGTCATTACTATCGTTGGTTGTTCCCCTATTAAAAGCGAGCCACAATCAGGACAAGATAGAGTAGAGTTCTCCAGTTCAAAACACTTTAGACATAAAGTTCCTTCGTCTGTGTTGATCACATAAAAGTCCTCAACATCTGTAGTTTTTTCTGAATACTCATCTCCACAATGAACACAAGTCCATCCATCAGGATAGGCATAAACAGCTTCTTCTTTAAATAATGTTTCACTCATCGCTTTTCTCCTTAATATAAAAATCTACATCCCCAACCAACTCAGGTAGATGTACCTCTATTTTTTCGATTAAATATTCTCTGAATTTTTTAAGTTCTTCTAGTGACATATCATGTATGTTTGGGTTCTTTGGTGGTTTGTATTTATCCATTATCACCAGACACCTCCTCAGTATATTCGTTAAATGCAATTCGTTGTTTTACTCCAGAAAAATTAAAATTACCTTTACCTGTTATATTTTCAACATCTTCAAATCTTTTAAGGTTGTCTACAAACTCCCATAATTCTTTAACAGTCAACTTACTAACCTCATGTGCTAGTCTTGATGCTTCTGTTTTATGTATTAATATTGTCATTATTTTTTCTCCTTTTTATTTGTATATCCATCAAACCAAACAACATATCTCCAACCTTTATTATATTCATCAGAATTATAATATTCTTTTAGTTTACTCATCTTTTATACTCTCCTAATAGTTCATCGGTTCTTTGTTGTATGAATTGCCAACGATCAATAAGCTCATTAAATTTAAAATTACTTGAGTCTTTGATGGCTTGTTTTAAAGCTTTTAATCTTTTTTCTCTTTTTAGTTTTTTCATATTGTGTTTATCCTTTCATAGTTTCAGTTAATAGTCAATAGTTAATTCATAAGTCATTGATATATAAGCATATTTATTTTACTGTACTTGTCG